TACCCACGAGTCCTGCTTGAGCGGTGCTGCGCTTGGTGCGGCCGAGTTCGTTGGTCTGGGCCTCGTTTCCATTGAACATTTCCTCCTCGAACCCAATGATCTCTGCCTCACTGTCCTCAAAGCGCTTGACCTTGAGCAGATAGCCCTCTTTGACAGTGCTGCGGCCATACTTGTAGGGGGCGTCAGGGTGGCGCAGGATGATGCCCTCATAGCCCTCGGTTACCTTGGCAGCTTCATAGGCCAGCATGTCGTCTTCGTTGGACAGGAGGTTCTGCTCCAGCAGGCAGATATAGGGACGCCCTGGAAGTACAGCGGTGAGCTTGCGTAGGACGCTGAGGCGACTTTCAAACCGGCCGCCAGCGGTGTGCATGTCGAAGACGTAGTAGTTGAAGTGCGGGGTCTTGTCAAATGCCATGACACCCGACACTGATTCGTTGTAGCACGTCTTGCTGGTGGGGCTGCCTACAATCAGCTCACCGTCCAGACCGTTGAACATTGGGTTGCTGAGGCAGTCGCTGATGTGCTTGTTCGGGATCGGCTTGAGCGTGCGGCTCAGTGCCTTGCCGTCGACGATAGAGCATCGAATGCCGTCAAGCTTGGGTGATGCATAAACAGGGTACTGAATCTTGGAGAAGTCGGCGTTGACGGCGAGGGTTGGCTTAAACATCGCTTGCTTCCCGGACAGCTTCAGCGTGTTCGCGAACGGCGTTAGCAAGGTTATCGAGGCCCTCTTTGATCGAAACTGCTAAAAACTCAATGGCCCCCATCTCGGTGCCTGCGTTTCCTGTACCGAGGTTGCTTGCAGCTGAGCGGATAGCCTCAGCTATGTTGTCTAATGCGTCATTCATTTTGAGCCTTTCAAATTGTGTTGATGAATCATCCGCAGTGCCTTAATGCACAGCAGATCGCGCTGCTTGGCTCGTGACATAACCACGGCCAAGACCTGGCGGGCGTCGCCCATGATGTCGAGCGGCAGCACGCACAGCAGCCATTTGTTTCTCTCTGTGTCGAACACGTACTCCAGGCACCAGCCTTGGTCTTTGGCCCGGATGCGGTCTTCAGTCGTGAATGTGTCGTCCATAGAGAATAGATTTCGCAGTGTGCCCTACGGCACCAGCTAGTGTGTCTTGATCAGGATGGTCAAGTGGGGTGTTGTGAGTTGGATGGTGTGACCTTCTTCAGTGATCTGAAGCAGGGGCCGGTCAATCAAGAGCTTGGGTGCATAGACCAGGCCCTCAATCGGCGGAGCGTCTTTGGCTGCGCTAGTGATAGGCTCGGTCTTCCACTGGTAGACCCAGCGGGCTCTTGACTTACCGTCCCCAGAAGATGGGGTCCGAGTACACAGTCCTTTGCGCCAGATAGAGCCCAGATAGTCTGACACCCGGTTAGGTGAGGCCGCATGCTCACGGACCTCGGGGTAGTCGAACAGCTCAACGCAGTCCATGGCTTTCCCGGACTCGCGCAAAATCTTCTCCAGGGCGTGTAGCAGCCCTTTCTCTGTGTATCTCATGACCATCTCCTTGCTTAAAAATCTGGATGATTATCGTCCTCGTAATAACCCCGCCGAATGCGGGTGTGACCCCTATTATTACGCCGCCTTGTAGCGATGTAATATAGCAAGATCGTCGTGGTGACGATCTGGTACGTAGCACGCAAGACACGTGCTGTTGTGAAAAGATGCGCAAAGTTCATTGGTGGTCCACCAAATTTTGAATCTCTAAGGCCACGCGTTGGGGTGGCATGAGCCAACTGCGCATCTCGCGTGCTGTGAACCCATGCTGCCAATGCAGATCAAGGAACCAGACACCACCTTCTTTGGAGCCCAGGATCACAGCGACCTGTCGGCCTTCGTTGAACCTGCCCTCCAGCCAAGCCTGCTGCAGCCGTGAGATGGCCGGTGTTTTGCCTTGCACCAGATTGATCACGGTGTCGTCACGCTTGGGGATAGCGATGAACTTGTACTCGACCCACAGGTCCCCCGACCGACCGCTGTACCACACGTCCGCAACACCCGACAGGTACGGGTTGTTGTTCTTCATGTGGTAGATGGTCTTGGGGAGATACTTGTGGACCCGAGACGTGAAGTTGGTCTCGGGCTTAGCACTCAAGCTTCGCCACTTTCTTCGTCGATGTAGATGACGTGCACGCCGGGTGACAAACCACGCAAGTGGTTCAACAGCTTGTCGGCTTCGTCTTCAACCGGCTGCTTCATCTTCTCGTTGAACGCTTTGAGCGCGTCGGCCAGCGTCGGCGCTGCCACCTTGCTGAGCAGCCGCTTTTCCACCAGTCGGGTGTAGCCGATGATATCGGTCCAGCTGTCAACATAGTCCGGGTCACCGTTGACGATACGCCCGATCTTGTGGGCGATCATCTCCAGGCACTCCTTCTGGTCGTCTTCCATGTTGCTCCAGCTGGCACCGTCACGCATGGTGTCCTTGAGGGACTGCGTGATGTCCGCATGGTCGGCAAACTCGCCGTAACGTGAGCCGCGCTCAGCGAGGGTTTCGTCAATGTTTGACATGTTCTTTGGCTTTCTGAAAAAGGGCTTTATGAATTGCCACCACGGTCTGAGCCTGCTGGTAAGCATCACTCAGCGCGTTGTGTTTGACACCCAGAGCAGGAGCACGGATGTCCTTGGCTCCGGGCAGGTTCTTGTAGGTACGGAAACAGCGGGAGTCAAAGAACTTCCAGGGGATTTCCACCTGCATCTGGGTGTATGCGTGCGACAACATCGGGATATCGAAGTCGGCACCGTTGCTCCACATGAGGAACTTCTCGTTACCAATCCAGTCGCTGAGTTCCACCAAGGCGGTGCTCAACGACTCTTTGGGCTCGTGAAATACCTCTTGCGCAGCGGCGGGCTGCTTGAACCACCAGAGCATGGTGCTCTCGCTGATACGACGTTTGTAGTCGAGGTTGGACTCGATCGACACTGAGCGGTAGAACCCCTCGTCGTCGATCTTGCCAGTCTCCAGGTCAAATTTGACCGCTCCGATACTCAGGATCACCGCGTCGGCAGTTGTGCCGAGGGTTTCCAAATCCACCATAATGCTGCGCACGAAAATATCCCTTCTATGTTTTGAGCCTTGTGCATGTGTCAGAAACTTCTGACACATGTACTATGCTACTGTGGGGGGGTCTCAAGCAGGAGAAACAACAGGGTCAATGGCTTCCAGTTGCGCAGTTAACTTGGTCATGCCCTTGTCAGACGCGGCACGTGCCTTGGCCAGCTGAGCCGCAGCCGCAGCCGCGCTCTTCTGGGCCGCAGCCACAGCCTTGTCGGCTTCTTTCTTCGCTGCCGCTGCTGCCTTCTCGGCCTCCTTGACGTTGACCACGAGCGGGGGTGAGGGTAGGTTTCTTAGCCATTGAATTTCTCCTTGAGTTGGCGTTGGTACGAGACTTCATTGAGCCGGACGGCTCGGGATATCAGCCGGTCCAGGATGGACGGCCGACGTGTGGTGGCAGCCTCTTGGGAGAGGCATGCCAATACTTCTTCTTCGGTCAACTCCTTGATGACGCCATTCAGCGAACCGAATGACTTCAGCGCCTGGGCGACACGAAATTTGTTGACCGCCATGATCAGCGACGAGCGACAGCCGGACCGCGACGAGCAGCGGGCTTGGCAGCCACCAGAGGTGCGTATGAGCTGGTATCAGGCTCCTGTGCCAGCAGCACCTTAGCCTCAGCCATACGAACGATGTGAGCGCCGATAGCGTCGTTGGGCACCACCTCCTCGAACGACAGCTGCGGGTAGTCCACAGCATCAGAGAACGAGACCGTGACGATGTTCTCCACGGGGGACGACTGGATGCTCTTCAGACCGGCGATGAACGCCTCGAAGCTCTTGCGCCCGGTGGGAGAGACCTTCAGCGTGCTGATCGGTGTGTCCGCATCAGCGTCAGGCGGCAGCACAGCCAGGTAGTAGCAGTTGGCGCATGCCTTGCCCTTGCCCTTGGAGCCGAACTCGTTCATCGGGCAGTCCTTGCACTCATCAGCCTGCTTGACAGGGCTGTTCTCGCTGGGGACCAGAGCTTTGATGACCGTCCCGATAGCGAAGCAGGCCGGTGGCGAGATGCTGTCACGGTCGTAGTCACGATCATAGAACTCGTTGCGGGAGACGAAGTCCACGACCACGAAGTCAGCGCTGGGGGCCTTACGACCATCAGGGAAAGTGAACATCTTGCCGTTGGTCTTGATCTGATTACCAGTCGAAGACGCAGTGCGCCCGTCCAGACTCTCACGGCTCTGCTTGAGCATCGTCTGGATGTCCACTACAGCGGTGGATTTCTTGACCGCCACAGCGGTGGACGTGGTGGCCTTTTTGGCGGCGGGGGTTTTAGTTACCATGGTTGTAATCTTTCATAGAGTTACGATTTGTCGACAGTGCGAAGCCCGATGGACTTCTTGGTGAACGGGATTACTCCCGGAACTTTGATCCCCTTCTCCAGGAGTTCGCGGTATGCAGGTTCAGACACACGCCGCTGCAGGAGCTGGGTGTACTTTTTCTTGATGATGAATGTCCAGAACTCTTCCCAGTCCTGCACGTCTCCAACGATGCTGGAGGTGGTAAATGCGGTGGCGCGGGCACCAGTGGCTTTGGTCATGCCCTCGGACTCGAAGCGCTCCATGAGTGTGTCTTCAATTTCCTTGATGCGCCCATCAGCTTCCTTGATCTGGGCAGTGAGGAGCTTCTTCTCCTCTTTACAGGCCCAGAGCTGATCGATGATGGCTCCGGTTGATATGGGTTTAGTCTTCGTGACGGCCATGTGGCGTTCTCCTTGGTGGGTGAATTGTACTAGAATCTTTAACGGATCGCAAATAGAGCTTAGACATAACTCCACGCCTGTGTATGGTCGTAAGGCGACTTCTTGGCCATCGTGCCCAAGGGCATCTTGACCCTCTTGACCGCCCCAGCAAGCACGTACATGGCTTCGTTAGGCAGCTCATAGGCGCCAAGCGCGGGGTAGGCTTCCTCCGGGATATGACCCTTGATCAGCATGCTTTGGATCATCCTGAACGCAGACGCCAGGTCCCGACCACGCTCTAGCCGTACGCCGACGCGACGTACGCTCTCGCGCCAGTCATGCAGCGGCCGCAGGGTCTTGCACACACGCGCTGCCAGCTTGCGGTCCAGCACCTTGTGCTCGACCTCCGCAACTGTGTCAGGCTGCACCTGCCACCGCCCGTCCACCAGATCGAACATCAGAACGTCCCGGCGATTTGGCTGATAGGCGTTGCCGTGCCGGTCAGTCACCCACATCTCACCACCAGCGCTCATAGCATCCAGCCCTATGGGCAGGAACCGGTTAGCGAACATCACAGAGCTGGATGAGTCGAAGCGCGTCACCTGCAGCAGCGTGGGTGAGTGGTACACCACCATGTCAGTGTGGTGGTACCTGAAGCGGATAGCGCCATCGTGATTTATCCGCACGATCTTGCTGGTATCACGCTTGTTGTGCAGCCCGCGCCACCCCGCCATAGACGAGATTTCAGGAGATTTTTCGTACACCTCCTTAGCGTTCTGGTAGCTGCGAACGGTGGGTAGGTTGTAGGGATTGATGTACCATGCCATAGAGACCTCCAAATGAACGTGGTGGGGCCAGGAAGGGTGGCCCAGCCCGGGTAGCCCCAGACTGCCTTCTGGCCCCGTAAAACTTATTTCGAGTAATTCACAGCCCAGCCGCCTTCGGCGTTGAGCGGGATGTCCTTGCACCAAGGCAAGGGTGTTGTCATGCAGTGGTACATGAACTTGGTACAAGCCTCAGCCCGTGCCTTCTTGGGCATGGTCACGACCTCGTCGTGCGTGGTCATCACGACGCGGTACTTCTTGGCGATGTCCATCATCTGCGACATCACGATGATCCGAGCCAGCGCCTGCACGATGTTTTCGCAGTTGTGGACGATGAATGGCATGCCGTCATCGCCCCGAACAGTGAACCTCCTAAGAGGCCCAGCGTTTACGAGGTCGAAGACATCCTGTTGCTGACGTCCGGCTTGTCGAACATTCGGGCTGAAGGCCACTGGTGGCTGTGGCGGTAATGCAACGTCGTCTTCCCAATCCCAGACACCTCGGCAGCCTGCCATAACGGCATTGGGCCATTTGGTGTCTGGATAAGCAGCTCTGAGCGTGTGTTGCGACAGTTGATCTTGCTCGTTACCCAGCGGCAGTTCTCCGGGGTGTACCCTAGTGAGTTGTTCTCGCGGTCCAGCTCCAAGCCCGGCTTGTACCCAGTCTGCATATCTAACCAGAAAACCTGAAAATCGGTCCACTGCGGACAGACAGTAACCCCGCGCCCGCCGTAGCGTGCCCATGCTTTGTGGCTCGGAAGATTGCAGCGGTCGAGCATACCGCGCCATACTCCGTACGCGGGGTGCTTCGACATACCGTGCGTCGTCCTTGACTCGGATAAAAACCGAGCCGTCGAGCATCCGCAGCTCTTCGTATTGCCCCTCATGTATTCCGTAGCTGACAGAATCCGGGTGTTTCCACACTGGCAGCGAACTGTCCACAGGGTTCGTCGACCATCGCTGCCAACCGGACCAACTGCTGTCAACATGCCGATTTGGAGCCCGGTAATGTTGCGCGAACGATGATGTAGCTTCATGGTGGGTGGTCTCCTCTGCTGCGAACCAGTGGTCATTAACCAGCACTTCGTGGTCGGGTGTCATATCGACGCCCCCGAAGTTGATGGTTTCCTTGATGCCTTGATGGACTAAGCCTGAATGGCTAACCCAATTAGCACCGTCCCATAGTTTATCATCTAATCTAACTGAGATGATAGATTTCCACCCGTTGTCAGTAAGCACTTGGGTCTTCGCGCCAAGGCACAGCAGACCGCCGTAAATTTTCTTGCGGATATCACCGGACTGGTAAGTCCAAGTGTTCCAGCCGTTGGCGTCGACCGATGGCCTCAGGTTTGGGTACTTGAGACTCATGCCGTTGGGCAGCCAGAGTATGTCTTTCTCCCAAGCAATACACTTGTAGGAACCAACGATGCCCGCAGCCATCTCCTCAATGATTCGCTTGCAGATGTCCCAGCCCTGCACGATTTTGTAGTTGGTACGGCGGTACAGGTTGACAATCTTCATGCATTCGGTCTTGGATAAGTGGATGGGAGGGCCACCCAGAGCACCTTTGGCCAGGGTCAGCTGAAACTTGTCAGCACCCATGGAGTAGCCCAACCCGAGAACACACACCTTGCCCAAGAATCGTTCGTCCTTGTCGGCCTTGGCGATCTTGCGGTTGTAGACCAGAGAGGCAAAGTTACAGTATGCGTCGCTGCCGGTGCCTGCATCTGAAACCCGGAATGCTTTGATCAGATCGTCCTGGTCCCAGAGCCAGCCGTTCACACGAGCCTCAATCTGCCCAGAGTCCTGCACCGCCAGCACGTGGCCTTTGGGGGCCAGGATGGACTGACGCAGCTCACCTCCTCGGGTCAGGTTCTGCATGTTCATCTTGTTGTTGCCGCCAAAGCGCCCGGTATGCGCCCGGTAGTAGGCGTACCCGACCGGGAGTGGCATGCCGTTAGCACCAGCTGTCAAGAAGCGCTGGGCCCGGGTGATGTTGGTGGTG